TACCATCTGTTCCGCTAGTACCTGAAGTACCATCTGTTCCACTTGTTCCTGTAGTTCCACTAGTTCCTGAAGTTCCATCCGTACCACTTGTTCCTGAAGTTCCATCCGTACCACTTGTTCCACTTGTACCTGTTGTTCCTGATGTACCACTTGTCCCTGAAGTTCCTGATGTTCCATCTGTTCCTGAAGTCCCACTTGTTCCTGTTGTTCCACTAGTTCCTGAAGTACCATCTGTTCCGCTAGTACCTGAAGTACCATCTGTTCCACTTGTTCCTGTAGTTCCACTAGTTCCTGAAGTTCCATCCGTACCACTTGTTCCTGAAGTTCCATCCGTACCACTTGTTCCACTTGTACCTGTTGTTCCTGATGTACCACTTGTCCCTGAAGTACCATTAACACCACTTAGTCCTGAAGTTCCACTTGTACCTGAAGTACCATCCGTACCACTTGTACCGCTAGTCCCATCTGTTCCACTTGTTCCCGAAGTTCCATCTATTCCACTTGTACCTGAAGTTCCATCAATACCTGAAGTACCACTAGTTCCGTCTGTACCACTAGTACCTGAAGTACCATCTGTTCCACTTGTTCCTGATGTACCATCTGTTCCGCTTGTTCCACTTGTACCATCTATACCGCTTGTACCTGAAGTACCATCCGTTCCACTTGTTCCCGAAGTTCCATCTATTCCGCTAGTTCCTGAAGTTCCGTCTGTTCCGCTTGTTCCTGAACTTCCGTCTATTCCGCTAGTTCCTGAAGTTCCGTCTGTTCCACTAGTACCTGAAGTACCATCTGTACCTGATGTCCCTGATGTTCCATCTGTTCCGCTAGTTCCCGAAGTTCCGTCCGTACCTGAAGTCCCATCTGTTCCCGAAGTACCTGATGTACCGTCTGTTCCGCTTGTTCCTGAAGTTCCGTCTGTTCCGCTAGTCCCTGAAGTCCCATCAATACCGCTTGTACCTGAAGTACCATCTGTTCCGCTAGTACCTGAAGTACCGTCTATTCCACTAGTTCCTGAAGTACCATCCGTACCGCTTGTCCCTGAAGTTCCGTCTATTCCGCTAGTTCCTGAAGTACCATCGGTACCGCTTGTCCCTGAAGTACCATCTGTTCCACTAGTTCCTGAAGTACCGTCAGTACCGCTAGTTCCTGATGTACCATCTGTTCCACTTGTACCGCTAGTCCCATCTGTACCACTTGTTCCTGATGTACCATCTGTTCCACTAGTTCCTGAAGTACCATCCGTACCGCTTGTACCTGAAGTTCCATCCGTACCACTTGTTCCGCTAGTCCCATCTGTTCCACTCGTACCTGATGTACCATTCGTACCACTCGTACCTGAAGTCCCATCTGTTCCACTTGTTCCTGATGTACCATCTGTTCCGCTTGTTCCTGATGTACCGTCTATTCCACTAGTACCTGAAGTACCGTCAGTACCACTAGTACCTGAAGTTCCATCTGTACCGCTTGTCCCTGAAGTACCGCTTGTCCCTGAAGTACCATCCGTACCGCTAGTACCTGAAGTACCGTCTGTTCCACTCGTACCTGAAGTACCGTCTATTCCACTAGTACCTGAAGTACCATCCGTTCCACTTGTTCCCGAAGTTCCATCCGTACCGCTAGTCCCTGAAGTTCCATCCGTACCGCTAGTCCCTGAAGTTCCATCAATACCTGATGTACCACTTGTACCGCTAGTACCATCTGTTCCACTTGTTCCTGATGTACCATCCGTACCGCTTGTCCCTGAAGTTCCATCAGTACCGCTAGTTCCTGATGTGCCATCCGTACCTGAAGTACCTGATGTTCCATCTGTTCCCGAAGTACCATCTGTTCCCGAAGTACCTGATGTACCGTCTGTTCCGCTTGTTCCTGAAGTTCCGTCTGTTCCGCTAGTCCCTGAAGTCCCATCAATACCTGATGTACCACTAGTACCTGAAGTACCATCTATTCCGCTTGTCCCTGAAGTTCCATCAGTACCGCTAGTTCCTGATGTACCATCCGTACCGCTTGTCCCTGAAGTTCCGTCCGTACCGCTTGTCCCTGAAGTTCCGTCCGTACCGCTAGTTCCCGAAGTTCCGTCTGTACCACTTGTTCCTGATGTACCATCTGTTCCACTAGTACCTGAAGTTCCGTCCGTACCGCTAGTTCCGTCCGTACCGCTAGTACCTGATGTACCATCCGTACCACTAGTACCTGAAGTACCATCTGTACCGCTTGTTCCTGAAGTACCATCCGTACCGCTAGTCCCTGAAGTACCATCCGTTCCCGAAGTTCCATCTATTCCGCTTGTTCCTGATGTACCTGAAGTACCATCTATTCCACTTGTCCCTGAAGTTCCATCTGTACCTGAAGTACCTGATGTACCATCTGTACCGCTTGTTCCTGAAGTACCGTCTGTTCCTGAAGTTCCGTCCGTACCGCTAGTACCTGATGTACCATCCGTACCACTAGTACCTGAAGTACCATCTGTACCGCTTGTTCCTGAAGTACCATCCGTACCTGAAGTACCACTAGTTCCGTCTGTACCTGAAGTACCATCAATACCACTTGTACCTGATGTTCCATCTGTTCCTGAAGTACCACTAGTACCATCCGTACCGCTAGTCCCTGAAGTACCATCTGTACCGCTTGTACCTGAAGTTCCATCAGTACCTGATGTCCCTGAAGTACCATCCGTACCACTAGTCCCTGAAGTACCATCAATTCCACTTGTACCACTAGTACCTGTTGTTCCACTTGTACCTGAAGTACCATTAACACCACTAAGACCTGAAGTACCACTAGTACCTGAAGTACCATCTGTACCTGATGTCCCTGTTGTTCCACTAGTCCCTGAAGTTCCATTCGTACCACTAGTACCTGATGTTCCGTCAATACCCGAAGTCCCTGATGTTCCATCCGTACCACTTGTTCCTGAAGTACCATCTATACCACTAGTACCTGAAGTACCATCTGTTCCTGAAGTTCCGCTAGTTCCTGAAGTTCCATCTGTACCACTTGTACCTGATGTTCCATCCGTACCACTAGTACCTGAAGTTCCATCTATACCACTTGTTCCTGAAGTACCATCCGTTCCTGAAGTTCCGCTAGTTCCTGAAGTTCCATCCGTACCACTTGTCCCCGATGTACCATCAATACCGCTAGTTCCCGATGTACCATCAATACCACTTGTACCTGATGTTCCGTCAATACCCGAAGTACCTGATGTTCCGTCAATACCCGAAGTCCCTGATGTTCCGTCAATACCTGAAGTCCCCGATGTCCCATCAATACCGCTAGTTCCCGATGTCCCATCAATACCCGAAGTCCCTGATGTTCCGTCAATACCTGAAGTCCCTGATGTTCCGTCAATACCACTAGTACCTGATGTTCCGTCAATACCACTAGTACCTGATGTTCCGTCAATACCCGAAGTCCCTGATGTTCCGTCAATACCTGAAGTCCCCGATGTCCCATCAATACCGCTAGTACCTGATGTTCCATCAATACCACTAGTTCCTGATGTTCCGGTAGTCCCTGAAGTACCTGATGTTCCTGAAGTTCCACTTGTACCTGAGGTACCGTCAATCCCTGATGTCCCTGAAGTCCCACTAGTTCCTGAGGTCCCACTTGTTCCACTAGTCCCTGAAGTACCACTTGTCCCTGTTGTTCCACTAGTCCCTGAAGTACCACTTGTTCCCGATGTTCCATTAACACCCGAAGTTCCACTTGTACCTGAAGTCCCGCTTGTTCCTGCAGAAGTAGTAACGGTAATATTACCGTTGCCATTATTAGTTACAGTAGCGTTAACAAATGTAATACCTGAAACAGGAAACACTGTAGTAACACCATCACCAACCGAAAGGGCTGACCCTGTACCTGATGTGAATCCTGAAATTTCTACTTCACTTCCATCACTATTATTAAGTGTTAACGTTTCAGTACCACTATTATATGTTCCACCGGTTATTGTTCCTGTAAATCCTGTTATTGTTACAGTACCTCCGGTGTTATTGAATAAATCTAAAGTTGTTGTCGCAGAATAATATGTTCCACCTGTAATTTGAATGTCAGTGGAGCTAACTATTCTCCATTTGGCATCATCTCTTGTAACACCATCAATACCCTCAATTGTTGAACCGGTCCAAGCGCTAATAAAATCCCTACCCGCTTGAGACCTAGCGTTTACTGTTGTAAATGTTGATTGTTGTGTTATTGCTGAACTACCTGTTAAACCTGTAAGATTACCCCATAAGACATCGTAATCAGGTATGTAGTATTGATAAACAGTATCCGTTTCATAAACATAAACTTGCATTCCAAGTTTTCTTCTTCCTGATGAAATATTATCAGAATTAAGTGTTAAGATAGTCCATTGTAATCCCGAATTTGGTTGTACCGAAATCTGTATTGGAACAGTATTAGCTGAAAGTGTTTGAGAGCCAGTACCACTAAAAGTCAATTTTAAATTATCTGTGTAATACACCTCTTGATAACCCCCAACTTGTGAAACTGAAAAATTAGTCCCTTGTGGATTAGTTAAAGTAACACCTTCAGGTGAATTTAGAAGACTTAATGATGTAGGATTTTTATATGGAAACGCCATTTTATGTTTGTTTGATTTTATTATTATTTATTAACTTTTAGTGTCACCTCTAAAATATAGTGAACCTGATAACGGTGTTAGTATTGGTAATATAAATTGTGGACTTACCCATAATACTCGATAAGTCCCAGCAGGTATTGCAGCTCCGGATGTAACGTTCACATTAAGTGCCGTAGTACCAACAATGGTCCCAATATTACTATAAATTTCATCACCACCAAGATTAGTTCCAACATCAATTGTCATGTCAGTTAGAGAACCATTAACACCGTTTAATGGTATCCAAATAGTGTAAAAATACTCTTCAGATGGTGTAACCATCGATGAATTAACCTCTATTGAACCAAATGTATAAATACTTTGACTAAGACCATTTATCATTTGTCCATTAACTTGAGCTATTGGAGCCTTTAAGTCGTCAGGTTTAACAAAATTACCTGTACCATTAATAAATGATGGTTGATGAGCGTAAACATCTAAATCATTACTGTAACTTCCTGAGTTATCATTAGGGACTGTCGCAGAATAATAAGAATACCAATCAATTGCTCCTCCTGTTGTCGCAAAATTAAGTAAATCAGTATCATCTGTTGAGTCTTGAGGTTCAGCAAAGATATAAGCATAGAACGCCGCCATAGTAGGCGTCGGTGTAGGAGTTGGAGTTCCCGTATTTGTAGGTGTATTAGTTGGAGTATTAGTTGGAGTTTCCGTATTTGTTGGCGTTTGAGTTGGAGTTTCCGTATTTGTTGGTGTTGGGGTAGGTGTTAATCCTGACGTACCTGTTTGAGTAGGGGTTGGAGTATTAGTAGGTGTATTAGTAGGTGTCTCAGTATTTGTCGGAGTTTGTGTTGGTGTTGGCGTATTAGTTGGTGTATTAGTTGGCGTTGGTGTTATACAGTCAACATTCACAACAACCCCATCTAAAAAATTATTTCGAGTTACTGCAGAGTAGTAAATAAAATCATCTAAATAAATGTTAAATGGTCCTAATGATGTTGAATTTGAAGTGAGACTAATAATGTATTGAGTACACGCTGTTACCGTTAATTGTTGTTCAATTTCGGAAACACATCCAGGCGCATTATTAGTAACAAGAATAGAATATATTGACATTCGATGTTTTTATTAAATAAATACCACGACTATCCTATTTCAGTAATATTAAAATAAAAAATGAGTTGTTTATTCTTTAAGAAATAAACTATGCTTCAGTAATATTGATATTAACGGTACAAGATACCAATTCAATAGTAATGTTAAATGTACAACCAAACGTACAATCAAGTATTTTAAAAATCTCACAATCATTATCATCCACTAACAATAACATAATTTCCGGAGCGGTATTAAATATTGTTGGTATTACAGTATTATAATAAACTGTTGGTGGTACAGGACCAGAGTTAATTGTCCCTAATAAATAACGATTATTACCATATACATCCGCAATGTATACACTAATTGGATATGTTCCTCCTGAAATATCTGTAATAGTAATTTGTGTCATGTTATGTTAAGCACATTATATCATACTCTATAATCAAATCAATAATAATTTCTTGACCATTTAAAGTATCATCACCTCTTGTTGTCTCAATCGTAATTTGATTTGTTAAAGCGTTTATGGTAACATTCGCAATTCCCGGAACCGTCAATAATAACTGTTTAATGGTATCATAATATTCATTATCCGTTGGCCCGACATTTAACGAAGTAGTTGTAAAAAATAGTTCACTAGTTGTTAAATCAAGCGGTGTTACCGACACTTTTGCAGTGAATGTCGCACTTACTAAATCACACCCTTCATTATCCAATGTTAAATCATAAAAACCTTCATTCAACATTTGTAATAAACCAAACTTAGTTGGCGATTCAATATTGAAAACTTCCTCACCCATAACATAAGTTTGATATGATGTTAAACTAGCAAAACAACTAATTGAGGCACTTCTAACTAATGAACACCCACCACTATCTACAATAGTTAAACTATAAGTTCCACCCGTTAAACCTGATACTTGAATTTGTTGAGGATTGTTTGGCACATTATCAGACCAATAGAAAGTAAATGGAGGCAGACCTGAATTTATAAACGCAGTTATTTTACCACTATTACCCGTGCCACAAGAAATACTATACAGTGAATAATCCAATCTTTCACTTCCGGTAACTAATACACTAGAAGATTGAACACATCCGGCCCCATCAGTCACTGTAACCGTGTGTGTTCCGGCAGAAATATTATTAAAGGTTACCGCAGTTAAATTTGTATTTAAGATATCATATATCCCATTATCAATAGAATAATTAAGTGGAAATGTAATTCCTGAACTAACCGTAACACCTATGAAACCATTCACTTGATTACAAGAAGTACCTGTAACTGATGTTGATATAGTATACTGATTATCAGTCATAATATAAACCTCCTCAATATAAGAACATCCTGAACTATCACTAACCCCTATCGAATAAGTTCCTTCAGATAAATTCTCAAATAATTGAGCGGTTTGGTTATTACTAATATTGTTAGTGTCACCCCCAGGAGAAATTAAAGTATATGTATATGGTGTTTCTCCACCAATAACTGAAATTAAAATTTTACCATCAACACTTGAACAAGTTGAATTAGTTGTTTGAACAGACACCGAATTAATACCGTTTGGTGGAATCAATGATGTTTCAACATTTAAAGTACAAAGTCCTGCGTCTGTAACTAAAAACCCGTAAGTCCCTGAATACAACCCCGAAATTGTAAAAGTTTTTGAATATGAAACTTCAACCACCCCTGTTGAAGCAGAATAATAATATGGGGCAGTACCACCGGTAATTGTTAAACTAACCGAACCGTCAGAATTAAAACAAGTTGGTGATACAACAGTGAAAATACCAAACCCTATTGGGTCAACATCAGTCACTGTTTCGTTTTTACCTAAATTACACCCATAACCATCAGTAACTATAACTGAATATTGACCTGAAGTTAAACCTGTTATGGTAGAACCTGTTTGTCCGTTATTCCATAAATAACTAAACGGAGGTTGTCCTGTTATACCTGTTACACTAATTTTACCAATTGGGGTCCCTCCACAAGACGAATTTGGAACCATGTATAAACCATAATTTAGTACTTCCGATTCTTCAACTATAAAACTTTCACTTCTTCCAGTACAACCTCCAAGGTCTAAAACCGTCATATAGTAAGTCCCAGCACTTAAGTTGTCAAAGACAACATTATTAAGATTTGTTGATGCGGATTGAACATAAACATTATTATTTTGATATAAATAATAATTTGTTGAAGAGTATTGTGTCGTTGAAGTACCTGTAACAGACCCATTATTAAGTGAGCAAGTTGTATTATTAACATTTGTTATACTACAACATACCCCATTCGAAACAGGGATATTAATATATATAACTTGATTAGTTGGTAATGAACTATCAGTTACTTCAATACTATATGTCCCTCCGACTAAATTAGTTTTAGTTATCGAAGATAATATTATGTTTGTTGGAAATGATGGCTCAATCCATTGAACAGTATAAGGCGACGTACCATTAGACATCGTTAAATCAATCACCCCATTTGAGGTATTAAAACAATCTCCCGTTACATTTATATTATAATTAAGAGCCATTAGTTAGTATTACAATTTATATTTATTTGTATTCCCACATTTAAAGTTAACAATTCATCAATATTTCTTTCCGTACAAGTTAAACTTTCTATTTTTAATATATTTCCATCAATTTCGTATGTAAACCCATAATCGTATAATAATGATAGATTATCGAATAATGCAATCCTCCACATTTGTAGTGTTGGTACATCTGTATATCCATAACCTACATAAAATGGTTCTTTAATTAATAATTCACCACCAATTCTTAAATCAACATACCATTGAGTCTCCACAGAATTTTGTACACAATCATTTAATGTTAAACCATTTTGAGATAACATATTATCAATTCGATTTGCCAAAATACTATTAAAATTACCAACATTAGGGTCCCCATTTAACCATGGATATACAAAAAATTCAGTTGATTCGGTTGCACAATTATAATCGAAGATATTACTAATTATAAAACAAGGATTAACAGGAACCGGAACGAATTGACATCCTCTTTGTCTTCTATAAACAAATTTTTGTTTATGTAAAACTGAGTTCTCCAATTTAACACCGGTATTCCAAATTGTTGTGGCAGGAAACATTTGTTCCACCAATTTCATCCAATAAGGACCAATACCTGTAACATAATCAATAAGTTTTTGATAAGTATATTTGCTATTTGGTAATCCAACTGTCGCCTCAGATTCAATGTATTTCCACCATATAGATTGTAATGTTGGATATCCTCCTGTTTTACCATCACTAATGTATTGTCGATTTCTAACATTAATCATATTCTCCCAAAACGTTTGTGAGAATTCAAAGAATGTTTTCTTTTTAGGTTCAGGATTAATATAAGTCCAATCCACACCTCCCGGAACAGGATAACCAACAGTTAATCCGGATTCAGGTATTGGGTAATCATAACTAACCGATTGTCTCCAAACATCATAAACAAGACCTTGGGAAGGATTTAAAAATAAATCTACATTTTTAACATTTAATACTAGTTTTTCATCGTCAACATAATAATAGGCATTATAATCACCCTCAGTCGATACTCTAATTTTATTATCTTCTTCTAACCAAGACTTTTTATTATCAACAACTTTTTTTAACTTAAACCCTTCAGTCATGTAAGGGAATTGTCTAAATCTATCTAAATACGGTTGTCCATAAGTAAATGGACTTAAACTAGTTTGGATATTATAGTTTTGACCGGTATAAACATCACCGGTAATAATCACTTCATCCGGACTTCTATGTTGTGGGGTTGATTCATACCATCCTGAACCAACTTGGAAAAAATAACTTTCGGTATTAACAGGAGCTTTTGGAAAACCTAAACTATCAATAGGGTATTCATCTAACCTTATCGATACATCTTCATATGTTGCGATTGATGTATAAGCAGAATAAACATTACCTCTAATTTTATATGTTTCACCAGGCAAATAAGCCGGAGTATTATCAACATAAGTCCCTCCTGATATTGTAGCCCATTGCGTATAGAATTGGTCTAAATTAATCTTTTGGTCGGCTAAATAGATATGTTCATTATATTCAACTAATGAATCCGGAGCCCCAATTAACCTCATTAAAAATTCAACTGACCTTCTTGTTCCTTTTGATTTAAATAAGTAAGAGGCATTAATAATTAAATTACGATAATATGCGTAATTAATTTCAGTAGGTGTTAAAGCTCTTGTGTAACCAGGATAAGTTGGTGTTGAAGTATTTCCAAATATCGATTCTAAAAAATCTTCATCCGTAATTGGTGAGAAATTTGATGACCACCCTAATGTTTGAGCAAGATTAACAAGTAATTGTGATGGTATATCATTAGATGGATTGTAGTTAACCGAATTCATATAAGCCAATGCATCTATGAATTGTTTTATTTGGTCAAAACTTCTACCATAAATTTGAAATATCTTCTCAACTTTTTGACCCATAGTATCAAACTCTTTTAACGAGTCTGTCACCAAAAATCTTGAAATTAAATTTGTTTTAAACGAATCTAAATTTTCCGCAATTGCATCCAATTGAGCCAAATAACCATCAAATTGTAATGACCTAATATCTAAGTTCCAAGGGCCGTCTTTAGGCCAAGTAACTTGTTGGTAATCTGTAAAAAATTCCCCATTTTCAGTTTGAGCAGGAATTTGAAACACCGCAGTGTATTCAGGTCTTATTAACCTATTTAATAAGAATTTTTCAACTTCATCAAAATTTTCTGCAAATATCTTATCAGTAATTAAATCATTCGGTCTAATTTGGTATTCTTCGAAAACTGTAGTTGCCGATTCACCAAAAGGAGCACCTGAAACATAAAAACTAATATAACCAGTACCTAATGTATCCGATGGTTGAAATGAATTTATTTTGAATATATTATCGTTTATACTAACACAATAGTCTAAATAAGTGTTATATAAATTTCTATATGGTGAAGTTGTGATTTCCCTTAAATTTAGATTGGTTGCAGCACTTATAGAATAATCAATATCAAAAGGATTATTAATCCTATCAACATTAATTTGAAAATAAGTTTCGTCTTCAATAGGGTCATAACTGACATTAACTGCAGTTGCACCTGTAACAAATACTAAGTTTGAAAATTGAACGTCTAAAGAGGCAGGAAAATAATTAATAATTTTCGTTGCGGATACTTGGAATCTTTTACGTAAAGAACCATACATCGAAAAGTTGAGAACTTGTGAAACATCATAATTAGGATAAACCCTAAACTGAGTTGCAATAATTCTTCTACTTTCATTAACATCTTCAATGTTTAACGATTGTAAACTTAACGGTTCGGAAAATGCTCCAACATTAAAATTTCTATTAACTTTTTCTGTAACCGAAGTTGTAAACTCAAAATTACCTTGCGTTAAACCTCCCCCTTCAACAGTTTGTAAACCTACAATGTTGTCGGAAAAAGTCGCAGCCCCACTACCAGGTCTTGGCGGATAAAAATATTTTGTTGTTGTCGTATTTACTGCCATTAAGTTGTTATATTTGTAAAGTTTTTACTAAAATCAACATTATTACCTCGACCTTGTCTAACTTCATATAACAACGCATTAAATTGGTCTCTAACCTCGTATAAGTTGTATTGTCTATAGATGTTATTTTGTGAATCATAAATTGTGTAAATTCCATCATCAATAGATTTGGTTTGATTACCATAAAGAGCTATTGCAAGAGATGAAATGTCATATTCAACCATCTCAATTTCAACCGTGATGGGATTAAAAAAAGTATTGGTTATAATGATATCTTGGCTTGGTTGTCCAATAAATGGTGTTGCATTTGGTTTGTTTGTTGGAGATGAAGATGGTGATAATGTTAAAAATATTAAATTTGAAGAACCATCAACATATCTATATCTAATCGCCTTTTGTTGTGTATTAACCTCATTCGACACAACAGGTTCACAATAAAAACTTGAAGTAATTACTCTGAAAAAATTAGGTATTTTTGAACCATCCGGATTTAGATATTCCACTCTAAAACCAACTAACCCCTGAGGAACAAATTTGTTTTGATATTGTGCTGGTACATTAGTTAAATCAATCACAAGACCTTTAACATTTGGAAGGGCACTTAAAACCCCACAATCAGTAATTACTGTTCTGATTTGAGCAGGTCTCAAATATAAAGTATAAAATCCTAAAGCATTAAACTGATTTGCAGGTAATGTTAGATTATACAACCCTCCTAAAACTTCAACACCTGCGTTTCCACCGGTTTCAGAATTTTCAAAATAAGGTCGTAAAATTGTTTGAGCATCCAATTTTGTTAAGACAAATGCGTCCGTAACATCTCTACTCGGTGTATAATTCATGATGATTTCAACATCTGTTGGTGAAACATCAGAAGGTCTTATTGTTCCATAGCTTCCAATTGCCATATCTTGTTATTTAATTTATAAATAGTTTAGTTATTTTTTTCCTTTAATTTTCTTTATTAACAACATTAAAAAATCCATATCCGTAATTAATCATGTCACCAAGATTATCTACCTCACCAATTCTTTGAACTCTTTCATAAGCACTATTGTTACCTCTCTCAACAAACACATTTGTTTGTATCTGTGCTTGGTCAACAACTTTTAATAAAACCTCATCTTTAGTTATTGGTGTTGAGGTTAAATTATTCTCTGTTAATCCTGATGATTGTTCAAAATATATTGTAGTACCATCAAAATAATCGTAATAATTAATCTGAGTTATAGTATATGCAGTATAGATTGGTGTAACATCGGTAATCATTCCCCATATTTGACCATTACTAATTACAGGAGTACCAATTCGTTGGTTAATTGTTAAATCCCCATAGGTATCTAATTCGGTTAGTCTTGATTTAGTAATACCCGATATAGTAAATGGTACCGTAACATAATTGTTAGATGTTTGAGCAGATACTTCATTAACTGCATCTCCTGAAAATATATAATCATAAGACACTGATGTCCCAATCCAATTACCTGATGATGGTGCGAAAAATGCCTCTCCTTGAGGATTATAAATTGTCACATCACTAAATGGTGTTGTAATAGTTTTGGAAACTTTTGTAATTCCCCAAGGGTTAATCTGTTCTAAGGTAATCACATATTGTTTATTCTCAACAGGGTATGTATGATTAATTGAATTAGGTGCGTAAGTCGTTATTGTTTGTTTTGGTGAACCATCACCCCAATCAATTCTATAAGCAGATAAATCCAAAAACTTTTGAAATTCATTTGAAGTATTATAAACATTGTAAGTATAACTTGAGGATGTAGTAGATGAAAATATAAAATTTGCCACAACATCTTTTTGTAAAACCGCACCATCAAAAGGACTATAATATCCCGCATCAACCGCACTTTGTCTTATCAAAATAGGAATGGTAAGTCCTGTTAAAATTGAACTTCCGTTTACCCCTGAACTCACAACTTGAGTCATAGCAGAATAAACCCCAACAGGAGTTCCCTCATAATCCACAACTGACAAGTCACCTAATATCGTTTCCGGTGATATCTTAATATTATAAAAATCTTCCATTATACAGGTGGGTTAATATATTCATACCATTTTATGGGAATATTAGTTCCCATTCTCTGACCATAAGTGTTTAATACTTGATAAGTTTGACTCGGATAATCTAACTTAACCGTATAATAGAAATATTGAGTGTTATCAAAATTATATCGTAATCCATCTGAAAGGTCAGATTGAGGACCATTCGTGTCATCTAATGGGTCTGACCCCTTACCTGTCATCATTTTTGTAAATTGTCCTGTTTTTGCGTTATAAAACTTAGCCGCCATATAAAACGTATCCAAATTTAAAAAAGTTCTTTTCTTTAACCAATAAAGAAAAAATCCCTCTTTATCCCCAACATAATCTAAAATAAATTTAGGTTTTTTAACCGATACTAAAGTTCTTTGCATTAGAGTATCCATTTTTAATCCTTGTTGTGTCGGAATGATAACTGTTAAGTAATTTGTTTGTCTTTTCTCATCCGGAGTATCATAAAAATCTAATTTAAAAAATGAATTTGCAAAATTATTATTATAATAATATAAATCTTGTGAGGTAAATCCTTCATTCATATAATCAATACTCCAACTTGTTATATTCGACAAAGGACCTCCTGAATAAAAATAAAATTCGTAGTTCACCTCAGTATTATCCGTGGTTCCGGTTGCCGGAGCATGTGCGAATCTGGTCACTTCAAAATCTCGACCAACCCCAATAACCTCAGTTATCATTTGAGTTTCATACTCATCAATTGCCAAGTCTAACCCCAAATAATCCCAAGTCAATTTTATTGGAATATTAATTTCTTTATTAGTACCATCAGGTACTATCGTTACTTTATTCACAGTCATCTATAAATGGTTTTATTGGTATATCAACCCCGTTTAAACTCTCATTATAATTACTACCTTCCGGTATTAATCTAAACACAACTTCAGCAAAAGGATAATGTGAAGTATTTAAAAATGGGTAATCAACACCTCTGTCTAAATTATCAAAAAACCCATAAGTGTATAAATCCCTCCATCTAAATTGTTGGTCAGACTCAGAATAGTATGAATATTCAGGTAATTGCTCAATAAAATCAACATTTCCAGTTTCAATATAATCTGAAAATACTTTTAAAGTCATTTTATTATGTGGTTCATAATAAAAACCTTTAGAATTTGTGTCCACAAAATCAGAAGTTTGAAAAACAGTTTGATTATAATTTATCTTTTGATAATATGGTGAGATAACTCTTTCAAGTTGTTCGTAGTCATTCCATTCACAAAAATCCCCATATAAAACATCATCTTTAACTAAATTTTGATTATAATAGAATGTTTTGGTCGCACCACTTGTTAAAGTATATGATGATACTGGTATTTGACAACTCGATTCATTATTAAATAAATCCCAATATTGATTAACCTCTTTTGTTAAATTAAACTCCCACCCTTGTTTTAGACCAAAACCACCTGAAGGTTCATTAAAGTATCCTGCATATCCTTTATTAATAATTGTTAGATATATCTCACTTAACGGTCTCATTTGATTATCTTTATATCCTGCAAAATCTAAATCATAAGCAGATGTCATATTATAAGAGTTACTACTAGTTTTTTGAGATATTCTTGAAACCTGATTTGGTGTTATTGAACTATATTCAAATTGTTTTTTTTCATTAAAGACATTTTTTTCAAACCCATTTTTTGTTACTATTAAATCTTCAAGATTAGTAATTACTTTATGTTTTCGAACATAATACTTTGATTTAGTCTCCAACAAATTATCCGGATTAATTACTCGTTTAAATAATCCAGTAACATTATCCGCAAATGTATTTCCCGTATAACCAATATTGAAAACATTAAATACATAAGGGTCACTATCAAATAACCCATTACCTAATGAGTAAACTTGAAAAATATTAGAATTTCTATAAGTTAATGATAATTCAACATATTCGTCAACAGATAATCCGTGAGGTGCAATACATTTAAACGATATTAAACCGTTTCCATTTATCTCAATATTTTCAATGGTAAATGGAATACCCTCTTGAGCCTCCCAATCAATATCTCTAGTTGTATTAGAATAATAATATAGTTTTTTTGTGTAATCATTTTCAAATGGATATGTTAAATAATACATCCAATTATATGTGTAAGCACTTTTTGACTTATAATTAAAATGTTGGTTATTAACATCCGGTCTAAAAAAATCAAATTCATAATATTGTGGATAACCCTTCCAAATTCCAGTAACCATTGAATTTTCTGCGTTAACATAATATAAGTTATACTGAAACGGTAAATAAGTAGTAGTACCAACATAAGTGTTATCATATATGTAATTAACTTTAAATGTTGGTCTAAACACAGTACATGTCTGTCTTTCATCATCATAAACTTGAGCCAAACTAATTGTAACACTTCTATCGTATTCAGTAATTTGTTGACTTTGTTGGTTTAAAGATATAGTTACTCTTTCATCAACTGATGGTGCTCCTTTATATTTTAATCCGCTAGGTATTATTGTGAAATTATTCATCTATCGAATATTTTGTTTTAAATTTATCCAATGCTGTTTCACCATTAATCAATCCAAAATAAAAATGAAATGGAGCCCCCACAATAAATCTGCTCGATGATGCCCCTGTGGTAGAATAATTACCATTCGCATCTACACTAAAAATATATCCTCTCGCATATAAATCACTGACACTACTAGTTGTAGGTCTGAAATAATTTGGATTAGACAAACTTGTTCTGTCTAAAGATTGATATGGTTTACCTTGAACTATATCCGCATAGTCTGTCGCCCAATTATTATCTTCTGTCCCAAAAATAGTTGTTCCTGACGCACTCCATTGATAAAATGGAACAACTTGAGATTTAATACCATATGGATAAGGATAATAATTGGCGTTATTATTAACTCTAAAATTTATTCGTCCCGGTGTTAAGTAATCTTTCACTTGTAGGTCTTCAGTTGTCGATGAAAACCAAACCGCAACTACCGGATATTGAGGTGTACCTAATACCTCAACCGGGCCAACTTGTCCCTGAACTAATTGATAATATTCAGGTGAAAATTTTATCACACCAAGTTCAGAGTTAATTGATAATAACTGAGCTAAATCTCCATCTATTTTAAGATTTCCTCTAGAAAATAATTGATTAATACCACTGTCACCGCCACCTAGCATACGTTGTAAAAAACTTTCATTTGTAATTCTCGATATAACAAATAAATTAACTAAATCTGATGGGTCACTGTATGTTGTTGGTTCCATTTGTCTCATAACATAAGATGAAGTATCACCTTCCCCTAAAATAATTTCATCGTAAAAACTATCTTTCATACCTAAATTAATAATTGTTGTTGGAGATTGAAGATTTAATTTATTCAAAGAACCCACTTGAGTTGCTGCATTACCAATAAATTTATTTAAAAATTCATTGTATGGACTACTTCTATAATAAAAATTATTTGTGTCCTTTTCAAAATAAATTGTATCTCTACAAAAACTGGGTGGTAATGGTCTGTTTTGCGAATCAAATATTGTATCAATTTGAATTGGGTACATATATAATCCTCCATTAACCCAGTTATTAACAAAAGATTGAGATAAAACCCCTTGACACAACCCATAAAAAAATCTCCATCGAAATGCCCATTCATTAAAATTATCGATGTCTTTTCCAATATCAGTTAAGGGCTCCCTTAAAAATTGATAACAACCATCAATAACAGCATCACTATTTACACAATTTTGATTAACTTGAAAATCAGTACCAATACCTTCATAACACTCAATAGATACAACTTCACTACATTTAGTAAAAGTGTTAAATACATTAGTTGATGCATATTGTCCTTCAATATTCTCAGTAGTTATATCAGCACCTAATGAATAGTTTGTTGCTTGAATATCAATACCTGCATCATCTATAACATAAACCGCAAACCCTAAATTTTGTTGTAATAAAGAAGGATTATAATCCCAACTAGACCCATCCAAAACATCTGAAGATGGTAATCTATCTGTTCTCATAACATTGTTGGTATTAGAAGTAATACTCATTGGGTTTTGAAGTAAACTAGGGTATAAAACTTTGGTGTAATAAGTTATTGTTGTATCAGTAGGTGAAATACCACCCTGAGTATAATAATACGCACCACCTGATAAATCTTCAGATGTTTTATATCTACCCGGTTCATTTGCAACACTAGTCCAAGTATCATTAGAACTTAATGAAGACACAATATTAACACCATTCACATTTGAAACTGAAGTAGAAGGAGGTGCGTTAGACGCATCATAACTTCCATAATATCCAACAATACTAGTCGTGAATGATGAGAATGTTAAACCAGGAGTATTTGAACCGCTTATACCCCCTCTAAAGAAATGAGATGGATAAAATATATCACTTTGTGAATTAAATTTTTGAACTGAAATAGAATTATCCGGTAATTTTTGTATTGGAATATTTAATCTTGTATTTGCAGTCATAATTAATGAGTCTTCATTTGGTAACCCAAATAATTTACCCAAACCATAGGTGTTAGTATAAATTGGCGAATATGGGTCAACACCTCTTTGTAGTATTAAAATATGTCTTTGAGAAAAATCCTCGAATAAATCAGATGTTTTATATGAAGGTGTAGAATCTTGTTCCCAATAAGAATACCCCGGTTGTAATACGATAGCTGGGTTATTATTAAACAATACTGGTGGTACTTCGATTAACTTACTATATAATATGACAGTACCGGATTCCATTATATTTGGTAATAATCCATCAGTAGTTGTGTCCCACATAGTAGACGCTTCTTGGACAGTCATACCCGTTATTACTTGAAAATACTCAACATCTGAAGGATATTTATAATTTTGTTGAGTAGAACCGGTATTTAATTGATAATTTACCGATAAATTATTTAATTGATTATTTGGGTCACAATAATTTACAGTGTAAGTTGACGCTCCACTATTTAATGATGTACCACTAATACCTCTATTATACGAACCAGTATTACCCGTATACGTTGCATTAACATCTTTCGTTGTTAATGGGTCTACAAAGGTTAAAAGGGTTCCGGATTGTATTGGAGTATCATAAATAATAACTAAAGTATTATCGTAGTGACTATTAACGCTATTGTCAAATGACACTCTAATACGATTAACACCGGCGAAATATTTTTGTCTAAGATTAAAATTGTTAATTCTCTCACCAAAAGGATAATAATTTGAATAAGCAAAAAAATCATTTGTAACACTTCCACTAGTAATAATTGTTACAGGTGATTCCATTACTTTATATACTTGATTGTCATTGTTAACATCACTATTACCACCCATGGCAATTGAAAAAGAAGTTTGCACCGTTGCTGGGTCTGTAGTAATATTTAATTGATTTATTGGTGTTACAAAATTATTATAATAATTAAAGTTGTTTGAAAATTGAGTCATTAAAGTACCTAATGGTGCACTTGATGTCTCTGCGTCAACAGATGATGTACCACATTCACAACTTATACAATCAGGATATGTAATTACGGGTAATTGAAATCCTCTAATAGGTTGTCCTTTAAATAAATTAAAAATAATAATAAATGCAGTAAGTAAAAGAGCCAATTTACCAGCAATAATACCGTATTCTGTTGCCTGTGCAGTTAAATTCTTTGCTTCTAAAAATGCAGTAGTTGACAACTTAGCAAAGAAAGAACCTAATCCCGAAGTATAAATACCTGCATACGCCGCTGCTGAAGCCGCTGCCAAGATACCACCATCTTTTGTCGCCTTGCCAGCTTCAATAAGTCTTTTAATAGCCATATATCCATAATATCCTATCAATATTCCCATGAACACAATAAACCAATCTTTAAACTTAACTAATGTATTCCAAACAAATGCAAGAACATGAATAACAATTAATAACGGAATCGAAATAATTTGAAGTACTTGCATCAAAATCGAAAATATAAAGAAAAACAAATTAAAATTTTTAAAACCATCATTTACTGGAAATTTATTGATTGTTGATTCACAAGAAGAATCGTCCACTTCTTTTATTCCAATAAAATTTGCCCTTCCACCTTTTTTATACTCATCAATTAAATTTGAAACCGTATAAACTCGGTTATATTTAAATTCATAAAATGTATCTTGACAATCAATTATTTCATCTAATTTTTGAATTCTTTCTGTTGAGGTAAACCCTGTCGTACCACCCGGAGCATAACCATTCCAATCTAAACCAAAATAATAAGAACTTTTTAATTTGTTTTGTACCGTAATATTTCCCGAATAATTTGGGTCATTATCGGAAGTTGACCAACCATATTCTCTAACATTTGGAATTAAAAAATTAGCTCTTCTATTTTGTTGACTAAGACTCGGTGATTGCTGCCACTTAACTTTAAATCGATACTTACCTTTTGTCGGTATACCTATTGTAGGGTCATTAGATATAACCTTTTCACCAAACTCATTAGTTGTGAAATAATCTAAATTCATTGGTAATTCAACTAACCAAGCTCCACTACCATCTATAACATTCCCTGATTGTTCTAATAAGTACTGCTCTAATATAGGATTACCTCCACTATCTTGTTGTATTGTTTGTCGTATAGCCAATATTTGACCAGGACCCGCAATCATTGAACAAAGGTTACCCATGTTGTCTCTTGGTCTACAATTACTTCTCAATCTCATTCTATCAGTAGTAGAGAAAATAGACCCCATGAAAACCGATGTTGGTTGTATATCAATATTAGCCTCATCCCTTAAATCAAAGTCAACACGATTTACAGCAATTTGACATATTTCAGGGTCACCCCATAATGGTGAAACCGATAATGTTTTGGTTAATGAAATAATTTGAGGTAAAGATGTCAAATCGTTTGAACTTCTGAAAGTATTACCAGCAACTTGACTTTCAGTTGCAAGTCCCATTCTAATTAAATCTTGAGGCGTTAAAGAAAATTCACCAATGTCAGATAAGTCAACATCCATAACTAAAGTCTGAGACCCTAATGGAACACCCATTATCATATAATCACCACTTTCATTAGTCTTAGTGGTATAACGATAATATTTGTCGTAAATTTGTACTGCAACACTATCCGTTAAGACATCATCTCTTGTTGGTAATGTTCCTGTTGCGGCATGAACAGAATAAGATTTTTCGTAAGGTAATAAATTGTAACGATAACCATCCTCATTCTTATCTGTTGGTGATTTGTAAGGATATATACTTGAAATTATTGGGTTAGATTCATCTACATCAGTAATTGGTATAAAAATCGAAACTCGAGCATTTGGAATACCAAATCCGTTATTAGCAGTAACCCTACCAACAATTACTCCATAGTCCGCACAACTTCTTGTGTACACATCAGCTTGTTGTATTTTTAGTGATAATATTTCTAAAAACTCAAAGTCTTGGTCCAACTCAACGTTAATAGTTTTGTTGATACCTAATTCGGTTTTAATTCTATAAGACTGACCCATGCAATTCTTTTAATTAATAAATAGTTTATGTGTTATTTTTAAAATTCACACACCTTACTTTTAATTATAAGATAGTTGGGTAATAAATAAACCTGTTATGAAAAGGTAACTGATTGGAAATTTTTAACCGACACCCTAATGTCCTTATTAGGATATCTAATTTGATAAACTTGAGATGGTTGAGCGAAAATTGTATCATCAACCGGTGCGATTTCTTTTGTTTCCAAATTACTATATTCCATAGATGTTTCGGAAGAAGAATATTGTCCTCCAACATTATTATAAACATTTAAACCAGCAACAGTTAAAACTCCATTTTGATTTTGAACAATACTTCTTATTTCAGATAAATAAACATTTTGACCTAATTCCCTTGTTTGTGGATTAAGATAAGTCGAAATTCTATCAACTACATCAGAAATAACTTGTCCTGAATTTTGAGCGGAATCTAACACAATCTGAACATCAATACTTAAGTCAATAACATCAGCCGTTAATATTGAAATATAATCGTTCATCATTCTATAATTGGATAGGTAATTTGCAACATTTTGTCTTAAAGTATCAGACACAATACTTGTTAATTTACCTGAAGTATCATACGATAATAACTGAATTAATATCTTATTATTATTCTCGGTTATGGATACTTTTGCAGGTGCACCAAACTCTGATGGCATATTTCTAATAATTGATTCGTAATCTTGTACCGTTACTGCTCTTTTTTGAGCTGAGAAATTAAATGAAACATAATTTCTAATCTCCTCTAATGAAGGAGTCCCCGCACCACCAATCGCGGCAGTAACGTTATTACATCTTAGTGAATTAACAACAGATGAGTTAGTTGACTCAGATGGTCCGTTTACAAAGAAATTAACAGTACCAACTTGATTAATCACATTTGTACCTAAGTTTGTCGCCAAACCACCACCAACTCGATACTGAACGAATAATGTGGAATTAGGTATTAACGCAGAACCCAATGAAAAGTTGTTTGAATATCTTTGTAAGTCAATTGTCGCACCAACTGTTGTAAATTGGTCTAACGCATCTTGAGCTGTGTTTGTTCCACCACCAAAAGTCATCTTTTTAAACCCTTCGGAGGTATATTCACTTATAAATCTATTTTGTGTTTGAATATATCTACCAACTTTAATACCTGGTTGGTCCGATACTTTAGTTGGGTCTTCAATAAAAACTCTATCTTCAGCTAATGAATCAACTTCATACCATTTATTTTCAACACCTAAAAATTCTGCGGTCGAAGGAATATTAGTATATTCAGTTCCACTCTTAAGTAATACACTTGTAATACCTAACACATTTTTTTCAGGTAAAAATAATTCAAAGAATGGTTTTACATCATTAGGTGTAATTACTCTTTTAAACACTTTAGTAATACCATTAACAACCAATTCTCGTTTAGTAATGGTATAATTAATTAAAACGTTATTAGCATTAAAATTTGGTATTTTTAATCTATTTGGAAACCCTTGAGCATTATATGGTGATGTAAAATCAATATCATATATGTTTTCAAAAACAATTCCCGCTCCAACAACTTGAGACCCTCTTGTTAATGTTCCTAAGTATCTTTCATCCTCTTTATCTCCAAAGGCCGGAACCGTAATTGAAAAATCTACTAAAGATACCGATGGTCTTTGACCCGGTAATTTCAATCCATATGTTCTTGCAATATTATAAATTGAAGACCTCTGTTGAGCGTATTGTAGTACCGTCTCCTGTATACTTCTATCAATATGATAATGTAAATTATCTGCAACCGCTGCGTTCAAATCTAAAAACACCGAGAATACCGAAGCGTCATTGAAATCCTGTATTAATTCAGGGTAATAAGTTCTTACATAGTTTAATAATTCAGTTCTTATTCCTTGAAAATCTCTTGTAGTATATGATATATTACGATTTGCCATATGATATTAAATATTAATGATAACGAAATCACTCGGTCCAAAAGTTGAATTGTTTGTCGAGTAATCTATTTTTATTTTTGCGGTATATTCTGAAGTCCCTTTACCCGGAAACCGATAAACAGATGACTCACTTGTTCCTATTGTCGCCATTCCTGTTGCTAAATCAACTTCTTCTTGAGGGTCAGCAGGACTTATTGTAATTTGGTTTAATAATAAATTTGGCATAAAAGTACCTACAGCATCTCGAATATCAGATTCAATAGCATCAAATGTTAACCCATCAAATGGTTCAAACAAAAACTCATAAAGTCTTGTTCCAAATGTCGGTAAATAATATCTTGAACCTTTTCGAGTCAAAAGTAAGTGAATTAAATCCGCCTTAATTTCTTGAGCTTCAAATTCAGTTAACTGTAAATAGTCACCCTTTAATGAATCCCTGAAAGGGAAATTAAGTCCATATGTTGTTCCGTCTGCCATATCTATAATTATAGTCTTATGATTATTTCTTATAAATACCTAAAAATAAAAAATCCCGACATTGCCGGGATTAATATAATTATTGGTATTTTATTATGAACCACATCCAAAACATTCAAATTCTGAATCTGTTGGTTTTGTTGTAGGTTCAACAAGATTCACTTTTGGTTTCTCTTGTTTAACTGTTGATTGATTAACTTTTGAAATATCCACCGCTAAGTGTTTTGCTCCGGTTGATATCGCTTTAGTCCTAACATAATAACAAAGAGTTTTCAGTCCTTTACCCCATGAATGAAAGTGAGATGATGAAATTTTTGATAATGTTGGTTCTGACATATAGATATTCATTGATTGTGATTGGTCAATAAATGGTGCTCTGTCTGCCGCCATATCAATAAGTTCTCTTTGAGATATCTCCCAAATTGTTTTGTATTTTGGAATTAAATGCTCAATTCTTTTAACTTTTTTATTGTAATTTTTATCTTCTTGGTCAAGATAATTATTAAAGTTGATATTTTGAACCGAACCTTCATTCATAATGATTTCATTTTTTAAATCTTCAGACCAAATACCAATTTTTTCAAAATCATTAATCAAGTATTTGTTAACAATTAAAATTTCCCCACCAACTACACGACGATTAAATAAAGCCGAGTGAGCCGGTTCAGTCATTTCAAATGAACCTGTAATTTTAGCTGAAGACGCAACTGGCATCTGAGCCGTGAATAACGAGTTACAAACCCCGTGGTTAGACACTTCTAATTTAAGTGAATCCCAATCCCACATTCTACTTAACCCTTCGTAATCTAATCCCCACATATCAAATTGGAATTCTCCTTTTGACATTGGCGAACCTTTAAAGAATTCGTATGGTCTGTATTCACCTGATTTACATAATTCCATACTTTCCGTAATTGCCGCAAAGTAGATAGTTTCAAAGATTTGTTTATTAAGTTTTTTTGCCTCTTCAGTTGTGAAGATATAGTCCATTAAAAAGAATACGTCAGCAAGTCCTTGTGTTCCAATCGCAATTGCTCTTTGTTCCAACCCACCTTTTCTACCTTGTTCAGTTGAGTAACTATTAATATCAACAACTTTGTTAAGTGCTCTAACAACTTTTCTAACTTCACTATAAAGTAATTTAAAATCAAACTCACCTTTAATGATAAAGTTTTTTAATACCATTGATGATAATGTACAGATTGCTGTGGTGTTCTCATCAGTATATTGGTAAATCTCATTACATAGGTTAGATTGTTTAATCACCCCAATGTTTTGATGATTTGTTTTTCTGTTAGCACTATCCTTAGAACATAAATAAGGAACCCCTGTTTCAACTTGAGATTCAATAATTTTGTTCCAAATTGTTTGAGCTTTAACTTTTTTACCTAAACCAAGTTCAACGGCTTTATTATAATTTGATTCATACTCATCACCATAAGTTTCTTGTAATGGTTTAATCCCCGCCTTTTTAATATCATTAGGACAGAACAAATACCAATCATCGTTGTTCTTAACCGCATTCATAAAGTTGTCCGGTAACCAAATTGAGGTAAATAAATCTTTTGCTCTTAATTCTTCAGCACCTGTGTTCTTTTTAATTTCAAGTAAATCAATGATGTCTTTATGCCAAGGTTCAATGTAGATAGCTGCACTACCCGGTCTTCTTCCTTGTTGATTAAAGAACCTTAATCCTTCATTAACAATTTTTAAGTATTTTAGTAAACCACCAGCAAATCCACCTGATGAATTAATACGACTCTCTTTACTACGAATGTTTGACATACATAATCCAATACCCGCAGCGTCAGATGAATAAGTTGAAATATCATTGAATGTTTGTAATAAACCTTCTCTTGAATCCCCGTTATTGTATTTCAACACACAAGACGCTAATTGAGGTGTCTTAGTTCCCGCATTAATCATAATTGGTGTTGCAGGAGAAATAAGTTGATTTGACAATGATTGGTAATACTCAACCGCTTGTTCAAATGATTTAGTAACCCATAGAGCAACTCTCATATACATATGTTGAGGTCTTTCAATCACTTTACCCTCAGGATTTTTTAACAAATACATTTCTTGTAACGATTTCCACGCGAAATAATCAAAATTGTAATCATTCTCGTGATTTATTACAGAATCAATATTTTCAGGACCATAAAGTTCAATAGTTTCCATTAACTTATCATTAATGATACCATCAACGTGTAAGGTGTGCATTGTGTTACAAAAACTTTCGTCAGTTTCTTTATGATATGCTGAAATAGCAACAGATGACGCTAGTCTTGAATAGTCGTGATGACTACCTGTATAAGACGCAGCAATTTCGTATACTAATTTATCTAACTCTTTAGTTGTAATAAACCCTTCAGTTGGTACTGAAGTAATTACTTTAATAAAAATCTCGTCTGAATTAACATTTAACCCTTTGGCAGCTCGTTTAACTCTATTGTAAATTTTTTGAG